TCAATGTAAACCCTGCGCAGGTGGCAGTCGGTGCGGGCGAGCATATCCTTCACATCGGCCTCGGGCGCGTTGGCCTTGATAACGGCGGCGGCCTGCTGGGCAAAGAACGACTGGCGCTCCTCGCGGCCGTCGGGGGTTATGCGCTGCGCACGGGCGCCCAGGCGGTCGAATATCTCGGCAAAGCCCACCTTCTTGTTGCGGATTCCGCGGTTGATTTTCTCACGCAGGCCGTCGGCACCCATCACATACCAGGCGCAGCAGCCCTCGGTGGCGTTCCACAGGGTTTTCAGTTCAAGGAATGCCTCGTAGTGAAGGTCGCCAGCCTCGTCAAGGATAATCAGCGGCTCGGCCACGCTCTTTATGTAGTAGATAAGGTCCTGCTCCACATCGAACAGGCGCTGCACATAGTCCAAGCCGAACTCTTTGGCTATATATCTGATAAACTGATTTTTGCTCTTGACTTGCGAGCAGTCAACATAAATCACATTCTTGTGGCTGCGGGCATACTCGCGGGCGGTGTAGGTCTTGCCAATGCCAGCCTCGTCGCACAGGAGCGCCCAGCCGCTGTTCTGCTGGCAGAACTCCAACTGCTGCTCAATGAACATATACACTGGCGTGCGGGCTGTTTTCCACTCTTTGCCGTCGCCGAAAACCACGTTCAACTTGCGGCCAATGTTTATCCACTTGGCGTCGGCCAGAACGCGGTCCAACTCGCCGTTCTTGATTCGGTTATACACGCTTGCGTTCAGTCCGAACTTGCCAGCGTGCTGGGCCATCGAGCCCGCAAAATTCTCGAAGTCGGCCGCTATCGCCGCCGCAATCTTCCGTTTCAACTCTGTTGTAATCATTTTTAAATAGTTTTTAATTGTTATTATTTAAAGTTTAGTCGCTTCGCTGTTTAGGGTTTAGTCGCTTCGCTGTTTAGAAGGTTTTAGTCGCTTCGCTGTTTAGAATCTAAACTCTAACCTCTAACCTTCTCACCCTTTTCAAAGGCTGTTTAACGCGAACTGTGTCCAGTCCTCGCTGCCCCACTCGTCGGCGGGCTGCTCCACCTTGGGCGGCGGGTCCACCACCACCGTCTCGGCGGCCACGGCCTCGTCCAGAACCACGGCTGGTATCGCTTTCAGGCGGTGCAGTTTGTCGGCCTTGCCGTCGCGGTTCATCTTGTAGTAGCGGGCCACGTATTTCTCCTGCTCCAGCATCGCCTCGCGGTCGGCATCGGTGCGCTCGGCGGCGCTCTCGTTGTAGGCCACAATCTTCTGGCACTCGCCAATGAAGCGGTCGCCCTGATAGAGTTGCACGCTCTCCACGTTGCCGTCGGCGTCGGGCAGCCAGTAGGCCGTCACGCTGTAGTTGTTGGGCTTGAGCAGGCCAATGCAGTCGGGGCTTGGCAGTTGGTATTTTGCGTATTGCACCGTCACATATTGCGAGCGGCGCAGTGTTGTCTCGGTCTGATAGCCGATTGCTCGATAGACCACCGAGCGGTTAATCTGCGGAAGGTCGGGGTTAAGGTTCTCAAAGAAGACATCGAGACGGCTCTTGCCCTTGTATCGGCGCTGGTCGGGGTGCAACTGGCTGTTGTAGCGGTCAATGGCCTCGCGGTCTTCGGCCACAAGGCGCTCGTAGGGCAGCAGCACCTCTTTGTATTGGTTAATCTCGCCGCACATCACCTGGCGGTTATACTCGCGCTCGTTGGGCTGGCGGTAGGCCTCCGATTTTGCCCACCAGCGGCCTGTGGTCTGACCCAGCTGCTTCTCGGCGGTGTATTTTTTTGCCTTGTTGAAGTGCTCGGCGCGTTTCTCCTGCGAGTTGCCTGGCGCGCAGAACCTCACAAAGGGGAACATCGCCGCCAAATCGCCCTCAATCTGCTCCATAAGGTGGTGCTCCACCTCGCACTCCATCGGGCTGCCCAGGCGGTTGCGCTCAAGGAATCGGTACATATCGCGGAAGCAGTCCTTCACCAAATCCAAATCCTTGCGCAGGCTGTACGACGCGCCAAGAACCACGCCGCTTGTCACATCGTAGGCGTAGTAGGCGCAGACACGCTCGCGAAGGGTGGTCTTGCGCGTCAGGTCGCGGTCGTCCATACTGATTTTTGAAAGCGAATAGGAAGGTGTGCGCCTTACGTGGTGAGGTGTGTGTACCGATTTGTTGTACAGCGTGTCGTTACGCCGCAAATCGACAAGTCGGCGGTTCTTGGGGTCGTTTATTATGTTCCATATCGAAGTTTCAGAAGGAATGACGGGGAAGCCGTCGCGGTAGAACTCGTTGCGGTTTATGAGTTCGCCTGTCTCGCAGTCAACAATGTCGGTCACGCCGATAAGGAAATCCTTATAGACCGAGAGCACGTCGGTGGCGAAGAGTTTGTCTTTGGTGCCGTAGATTGAGAGAATGAGCCTTACCATCTGCGGTGTGAGGCGCTGGCGGTTGGCGTTGCCCATCAGTCCGCTGATTAGCGCTGGATAGCCCTCGCGTGCGTACTGCTCGGCCTTCTGCTGAAGGCGGCGGGCGTTGGCGGGCAGCGAGTGGCGGTAGTCGGCCATCAGACCAGGCAGAGCATCGGCCACGCGCTGCCAGTAGTCCTTTTTGCGCACCTGCTGGTTGCCCTTGCCCTGGCGGATATGCGAGGCGCGGCTGCGCTCAAGCAGCAAGGCGGCGGCATTCAGAATCTGGGCGTTGTTCACCAGTTCGCGCTGTTTGTCGGCGGTGAGAGCCTCGCCGTTGGGCTTGCGGTAGGCTGCAAACCAGTCCATCGCCTTTGAGTCGGGCAGAATGGCGCGGCGCAGCAGTCCGCCCTCGTTGCGCAGCCGCTGCCGACCCTCCTCGCTGCTCAACTCCTTATAATAATTATAGACCATAGTGCGGTATTTCTGCGGAAGACTGTCGACAGAGTAGAGTGCCGTCTGCTCGAAACAGGCTCGGCGCACGCGCTCGCACTTGCCGCGCTGCACAAACTGCATCAGAGTGTTGAGCGACAGGAAGGGCGCGAGTTCGTCGGCGGTGGCGCAGAGTATGTTGTTCAGATATTCCACGGTTCGGTGTGTTTTATTGGTTGCTGATAATGGCGGCGCCGCGCTCGACGGCTGCAGTGCGAATCTGCTGCACCAGTTGGCTGTTGGTGCGACCGTTCAGCGCGTTGTTCACTGTGCGCTCCTTGCACTGGAACAGTTGCGCCAGCGCTTTCACCTCTCCTTGCTTCATTGTCTTTATTCTGTTCATCTTTTCATTATTTTTGTCGCGTTTTCCAAATCGGAAAGCGTTGCAATATTCGCGAATGCGAATGATATATGCAAGCATTTGCGGATATTTTTTTTGCAAAAGCGTACAACTATGACTACAACTACAATCAACGAAAGGGTTCAAAGCATTGTGGATACTTGCTTTGGCGGCAACAAGCGAGCGTTCGCAAAACAGATAGGCGTGTCTGCAACAGTAATAGAGAACGTTGTAGGCAAACGCAACGGCAAACCATCATTTGACGTGTTGCATTCTATATGCGCAAATGCGAATATATCCGCCGAATGGCTACTGACGGGCGAGGGAGAAATGCTGCGGGGTGGTAACGTGCAGGTGAGCGGCAGTGGAAACGCTGTGGTGGGCAACAGCCACAACAGCACGGCCACAGTGAATGCCACGCCAACAGACACATCAGACCTGCGCGCAATGGTAGAGGAACAGCGGACCATAATAGAAGGGCTGCAGGGCCAACTGCAAGAGAAAGACAAACAGATTGCGCAACTGCTCGCCATAATCAGCAATAAATAGCCCTCAGAAGGGGCAAAAAACGCGGTTGTACAGCCAAAAATATGGCCAAAAACATTAAAATGCTTGTTTACAATATTTTGGCTTGTTTTTGGTGTGCGTTTCGGTGCGTTTTTTGGTATGCCGTTACGAGCCGTTTTTGGGGTTTTCGTAGCAAAAAACGGCCTTAAACACGCAAAAAAGTGTATTAGTGACTGGGTATAAAGTGTACAACCAACTGTACAACCAACTGTACAACCAACACCATTTTTGCACAAAAAATGCGCTCCTGGCACACACCTCAAAAAGCACTTTCAGGGTGCCAAAACAGCGCAAAAACGAGGGCAAAAAAAGGGCCGTTTAAACCACTTTTAAGGCATATTTAAGGCGGCACAGCGGAAACGCACGTCACACACTCAGAAACACACCGCAAAAGCCGCTCAAAGCGTTGTGGCACGCCACTTGCACACTGCCAGGCACACACAAGAAAACGGGCTGTACGGGCACAAAAAAAGGCTCACGAAGAGCCCTCATACAACCAAATGCAAACCAAAATCCAACCAACTGCACACTTTTACACCCAAAACCACCTCAAAAATACAACCAAAATCCAAGCAAATGTACAATTCGTTTTCTTGGCTTATTGCGGTATAATACTGAGATATAATATTTTATGAATTTATGAGAGTGCACGTTTTGTTGTGAGCCTTATA